CGGTTATGGCGGGAAGGCCCAGAACAAGCGACGCAATCCACGCGATCTCGGGGGCAAAAGCGAAGAATCCCGCACGTTTCGTCGATCGCGCGCCGGAGCCTGAGACCAAGGGTCCCATCGGCGACCCTCCCGCCAGCTTCCTCTTCCCCCACGGTGACGGTCCACGGCTGTTGGCGCTATGGAAAAAGCTGGTGTCTGAGGCTCCAGTCGGCGTCCTGACCGTCTCCGACGAAGAGTATCTGGAATCCGTATGTCGGATGGGCATCGAAGCGAAGCGCACCGGGGCGAAGGGCTATCGCCAAGCGCTGAAGGAGTATGGGCTGATGCTCAAGGGGTTGGGTATGACGCCGGATGGGCGCGCTATCCGCGGCATCGGTGCAAAGGTGGCCACCAGCAAGACGGCCAACCCCCTCGACGACTTCGCGAGGCCACGCAAGCGCGCCGGTTGATTGTGAGCCATGGCCAAGAAACTCAGTGTCGCCGAGCGGTACATCCGGGATGTGCTGGCCGGCAAGATCGTTACCTCGCACCTGGTGCGGCTGCAGATCGAGAGGCACGTCCGCGACCTCGCTGACGGCCACAAACGTGGACTGTTCTTCGACCGTAAGGCCGCGCAACACGTCATTGATTTCTTTCCGAAGTTTCTGGTTCACACAACGGGCGCGCTGGACGGCAAGCCCTTCGTCCTCGAACCATTCCAGCAGGCCAAACTCTGGATCCTTTACGGCTGGCTGTGGAAGGACACCAGCTTTCGCCGCTTCAAGTTTGCTTATAACGAGATCGGCCGCGGCAACTGCAAGTCGACCGAAGCCTCCGGCCTCTGCCTCTACGAGCTGCTGGCATTCGGTGAGCCAGGCGCACACGTCTATAGTGCCGCTACCGATAAAGAAACAGCGCGCATCGTCTTCGACACCGCGGAGCTGATGCTCAACCGCTCGCCGTTCCTTCGCGAGCGAGTCACTTGCTACAAAGACAACATGCACATTCCGGGCACGGCCTCGAAGTTCGAGCCCGTAGCGTCCGGCGCTGACCTGCTTCTCGGTCTGCGGCCATCGTTCATCTGCTTTGACGAACTGCATGAGAGCCCAAACGCGAAACTTTGGGAGGTTTTCGAATCGGCGATGGGCAAGCGGGATAGCCCGCTGATGTATGCCTGCACCAACTCCGGGTACGACCGGCACTCGATCTGCTGGCGCAAGCGCGAATACAGCGTCAAGGTCCTCACCGGCGTCTTCCAAGATGACACCTGGTTCGCATGGATCTGCGGGCTCGACCGCAAGGATGATGGGCTCGTCGACAAGGACGACGATTGGGAGGATGAGAAGAATTGGATCAAGCCCAACCCTGGACTTGGGGTTATGGTCAAGATCAAGGAACTGCGCGAGGCCGCGGCGAAGGCGAAGAACGATCCCGCCTCGCTCAACAGCTTCCTGCGCTTCCGGATGTCGGTATGGACCACGTCGGACGTCGCCTGGATGCCTTTGCGCGCATGGGACGCGTGCGGCGTCATCCCCTTCGATCTAGCCAGGCTCAAGGGCCGCAGTTGCACATGCGCTCTGGATCTCTCGACGACGACGGATATCGCAGCGTTTGACATGCTGTTTCCTCCGATTGTCGACGATCCATATTGGTATTTGGTTCCCGAGTTCTTTCTGCCGGCAGAGAGTATTGAAGATCGCGTCAAGCGCGATCGGGTTCCATATGACGTCTGGGCAAAAGCAGGCCTGTTCAATCTGACTGCCAACGGTCGCATTATCGACTATAGGGCGATCCGGGAGAAGATCCGCGAATGTGCCGAACTGTATGACATCAAGGAAATAGTTTTCGACCGTTGGAACTCGAATTCGATTGTGACCGACCTCGAGAGTGACGGCTTCACGATGATCAAGTGGGGTCAGGGCTTCAACGATATGCACGCTCCGGTCAAGCGAATGATGGAGATCGTGCTCGAAGGCAAGTGGGCACATGGCCGCCATCCGGTGATGCGTTGGATGGCGCTCAACGTCGTCGCCTTCATGGACCCGGCCGGCAATGTGAAGTTCGACAAAAGCAGGTCGAAGGAAAAGATTGACGGCATGGTGGCGGCGGCCATGGCGCTCGGCCGCGCGATGCAGGTACCAGAGCAGCAGTACACAAGACCATATGTCCTCTATGTCTAAACAGAAGCAGCGCAACGTAACTATGTCGATCGGCGGCCTGGTGGCTGTTATTGGATGTAGTTTTGTTGTCCACGGGGTTGCGCTCGCGTGGCGTCCCGGAGCGTGGATGCTCGCAGGCATCTTGATTGCGATCCCGGCGCTCTTGCTGGCCTACAACGCCGTTCGTGAAGGTTGGGAGAAGTAATTGAACCCTATCGAAAGCATCTTCCGAGGCGGCATCGGTATGCGCGCGGACGCCGGCGGCGCACCTGCACCTTGGGACGATTACTGGTATTCGCCGACGAGCTCGCCCAGTTCCAGCGGCATGCGCGTCAATCCCGAGACGTCCAAGCGCCACTCCACGGTGATTGCATGCGTCTCGGTGCGCGCGAAGATCATCGGCATGCTGCCCGGCAAGATTCGCGTGGACCTGGCCGGCGGTGGAAGTAAGGTGGTGACGAACCATCCGCTCTACGACGTTCTGGCGTATCAGCCGAACGATGTGCAGACCGCATACGAGTTCAAGATGATGATGAACGCGCATGTGGACCTGCGCGGGAATGCCTATGCACTGAAGGTTCCGGGGCCGCGGGGGCCGGTTGATCAGTTGTGGCCGATGCATCCGGACAGGGTGACGGTGGAGGTGCTGAAGAACACAGGCCGGCTGATCTATGTCTACAACGATCCGCTGACTAATGAGACTAAGCGCTACACGCAGGACGAAGTCTTCCACCTGCGTGACTGGTCCGACAATATGGCCGTGGGTCAGTCCCGGATTTCGATGGGGGTTGACGTTGTAGGGCTGGCGTTGGCGCGGCAGGATTACCTGGCGCGCTTCATGAAGAATGATGCCCGCACCGGCCTGGTGATGACCGGCTTGAAGTTCACGACGAAGGAGGACGAGAAAAAGTACATCGAAAGCGTGCAGGCCGGAAACACAGCCGAAAATCGCGGCAAGACGATGATGCTTCCTCCGGGTGTAGACGCCAAGAGTTTGAGCGTCACTCCCGTCGATGCGCAGTTGCTGGAAGGCTCGAAGTACTCTGACGTGCAGATCTGCTCGCTGTTCGGCGTGCTGCCGCATATGGTGGGAGTGGACGCGGGCAAGGCGGCGACGTTCGCCAGTACCGAGCAATTCAACATCATGACGGCGCAGTATACCGTGCACCCGATGGTGGTGATGTGGGAGCAATGTGTCCAGCGCGATCTGATCGTCAGTTCGCGGTACTACTGGAAGATGTCCATGGCTGCGCTGCTGCGCGGCGACAATGCAACCCGCTTCGCCGGATACGCTTCGGCGATTGCGGCCGGGTGGATGTGCCCCGACGATGTCCGCGAACTCGAGGATCTCAACCCGATCCCCGACGCGGCTGGCAAGGTCTTCTGGCGGAGTGCGAACCTGCTTCCGCTGAAGCAACTCACCGCTCCCATCGCGCCCGCGAAAGGGCCTTCGAGGGGCGAGTCTGACAACTCGGATACCAGCGACCCGGCGAACGACGATGGGACGGATGACGGCGCCGGTGGCGATGCTGGTAGCAAGGCGCAGGCGAGTGCGGAGATGTCCGCGCGCATGCAGCTTCTGGCGAGTGGCACGGCGGACCGCTGTGTGCGCAAAGAAGTCTCCGCCGTCCGCAAGATGATCGCGCAGGACGCTGGAACATACCAGATCACCGAGTTCTACGCCGAGCACTGGATGTGGATCACGGAAGCGTTCCATATGGAAGCCACGGCCTCGCTGAACGTCAAGATAGGGTGCGATGCGCGAGCGAACCACCTGTCGATGCTGATGGCGGATGAGGATGACGAGTTCCACGCCGCCGCGCAGGTCTGGATTGAGCAGATAGCAGCAACCGAAGCCGCAAAGCTGACGGCCCTGGCCGTCGAAGGAGTTGTCTAAGTGACTACACCCTATGCAAGCATTATCCGCGCCGCCCGTTCGCAGGTTTGGGCTGTCCTTCCGGAGAAGCTGGAAGCCATCATGGCGTTCCTGCAGCTCAAGTCTGAAGGTCGCATGGTGGACGCCGATGTGGTGGGACATCTGCACGCGCTTGCCGAGGTCTCCGCCGCGCGCGCACAAAAGACAGCGGCGTCGGGATCTGGTACGGTGGCCGTGCTTCCGCTCTATGGCCTCATCCTGCAGCGGCCGGTGGGCGACATCTCTTCGCCTCCGTCGGCCTCGATTCAGAAGTTCACCCAGCAATTCCGCCAGGCGGTCAACGATCCCGGCGTGCAGGCTGTCGTCACCGATGTCGATTCGCCCGGCGGCACGGTTGCCGGCGTCGACGAGCTCGCGGCGGAGATTCGCGCGGCGCGAGGCAAAAAGCCACTGATCGCCGTCTCCAACTGCCTCATGGCATCGGCGGCGTATTACGTCGCCTCGGCCTTCGACGAGATCGTAGTCAGCCCGTCGTCGCTCACTGGTTCTGTCGGCGTGTATTGCATGCACGAGGATGCCTCGAAGTATCTGGAAAACCTCGGCGTCAAGGTGACGATGATCAAGTTCGGCGAGAACAAGGGAGCCGGCAACCCATATGAGGCGCTTTCCGACTCCGCCCGCGCCGATATGCAGGAGATGG